CGCCCGAGGTGATGCCCAAGGTGTAGTGCTCCACCGCTACCGCCTACGCCAAACCCGGACGGGCGTACCTGTGTGCCCTGCGTCCCCGTCTTCTCCCACCCTTTTAGTCGTGCGAGGTTCGTCGCAGACGGCCCCTGCATCGTGCGAACGGTCTGCCCTTCGTTCTCTCCGAAGTCGTCTACGGACGCGACGTAGGTGCTCGTCCCGAGCGGCTGATCGTCTACCAGCAGTTGAAGCTGAATATCGTCGTAGAATCCGAACGCGGGTCCCACCCCTGTTTTTAGGTTTTGCCCTCCTACCTTTACCGTTCCGTCGCCCGTGAGGACGCCACCCTGAGGGTCGGACCACGCAAAGCGGATCGTAAAGCTGCCGTAGCGTGTTGCGTCCCGCTTCCATCGGTCTATACGGAGGGGGCCTTGCGTGCTGGTGAGCCCCGCGTACCGCACGACCTGTCCCGACGAGGGATCAGTCCCCGCAATCTCTCCGACAAGCGTGGTCGTGCCCTGTGGGGCGTCCTGCGTGAGCGTGATAAACCCCTGTGCGCTCAGGTCGTCCCCGTCACTGGCCGGGTCGTATGCGGGTTGAATCGGGAGTCGCGCCCCTTCGGGGATCGGGCGGTCGGTGGGGTTGACGATAAGCTGCTCGTCAAACGACTCTGCATCCTGCTGTATCTCTGTTGTGTAGTCCCGGAGGTAGAGCCCACCGACCTCCACCTGCATCGCAAGCCCCTCCTGCTCGATGTTGTCGGGCACCCGCTTGTACTTAAACGGCGACTTACTTTTAAGCGATAGCTCGCCCACGGTCCCCGGTGGAGGGCCGTCGATCTGCCCGAGAGACGTGACGGCGGGGTACTCCGGGGACGACGATCTACTTAAAAACTTATCCGAGACGCTTAGGACGTACTTGTTTTCCGACGTGGACTCGCGGGGCGTGTCGGCGTTGTCGTGGAGCGGGATGTTGTAATCCGTCCCGCCGTCCTGCGCTAGCTGCCACTGCGTGTCTACGGGGGAGTCCCCCGCAACCTCAAAGCCGGGATCAGGGACGACGTTTTCAATCTGAACGTGATCGTGCTCAATGGCAATCGATTGCCACCGTCGCTCAAAGCCCCCGTCGTGTGATACCTCAAACTGCTGCCCTGTCAGGTCTAACTCGGCATCTCGCAGTGTCGGGAAGCTCGACCGGAGGGACCCGGACGGCGAGTAGCGCCAGACCCGCATTTCTGCGGGTGTCGTGCTGTCGTCTACAGCGTCGAAGGATCGGATCTGCCACACGATTCCCTCCCCCTCAATGTACGCCTGTCGAACTGTTAGGCCATAGTCCATGAGGATTTGCTTCAACGCCTCAAGAGCCCCGAACCATTCTGCCCTCGCGGTGCCCCGATCCGACTGATAGTTGTGCGGGTCAAACCCAAGATGCGCCAGCGGGTTGTCAACGTCGATAAGCGTCGGTGTCTCCGGGTACGTCCGCGTAGAGTATTCTACATCAAGGTCCGGGCGAACGTCGTACGTGAGGCCGAGGAGCGACGTGAGCACCTGCTGAAAGGTTTTCGCCTGTACGTCATCGGTAACGACCTCACTGAGACTATGCGCCCCAAGAAGCGAGATCCCGTCACTCGCCCGTAGCTCCACTTTTGGGTCGCCGGGGAGGTAGGGGGCACGGCTCATAATGTCCGTGAGGAGAAACCCCTGAAAGACCTTCTCCCCTACGTCCGTCCGGTACACCTCAATCGGGACTTGCTGATCGGTCCTACCGTAGAGCACTGACAGGTCCTCGTCGTCCCGAACGAAGATCCGTAGCTCCACCGGGAAGATCGGTTCAAGCCCTACCGTCCCCCGGTCACCTCGATCAAAGGCGATGAACTGACCGTCGCCCGTGACTTGTGTTACGCCCCCTGACCACTCCGTATCATACAAGTCCACGCGGTAGGGGACCTGAGATCGTCCGACACCCGGAATCTCAAATCGTTTAGCCATTGGGGGTCTGGTTCAGTCCGAGGCGCTCGCGTCGGCTTTTGCCACGCTCGATCCCCCACAGAAGGTCCCCACTCCGGGTCACGGACGGGGAGACGTTCACGTTCACGTTTGCCTGCCCCCCGCTCATCCGGGCGTTCGCAAGCAACTGGTCGAGCTTGGAGAGGGGCATGATCGCCTCACGCTCCCCACCTTCCCCTGCGATTACGCTGGTTGCCCGTGGGGGCGTGATGCCGCCCTCTGCGGCCATCGCGGGACCACCGAGCCCCCCACCGGGGAGGGCTGTGCCGATGGCCCCGATGCCCCCGCCCGCACCACCAGAGGCCACGGACAGGATCGCCTTAAAGATCGCTGCGCGAATCGCCGCCTGAATCAACTGCTGAATGAGTTGCCGAACGGCATTTCGGGCGACCTGTGCGAAGCGTCGAAACGCCTCCCCGACTGATCCAATGTCGGACTGCATCGTGATGAGGTTGGCCGTCACCCGCGAGACGCCTCGCCCGACCTGATTCGCAAACTGACGCCCCCCGGAGATCGCTAGGCCAAACGCCCTCCGTGACCTTTGCCCCATCTCTTCGGCGCGGTCCCGCACCTTTGCCATTAGATCCTCAATCCCGGCAAGCTGATCCGCGAAGCCCTGCGCGTTGCGCCCGAAGAACTGCGCGAAGGAGTCTCGTCCCTGCCCTGCCCCCTGATCGCCTTGCTGACCCTGCTGACTGTCCGCGCCTGACTCGCTCCCCTGTGAGGCGGGGGAAAGGTCCTCAATGAATTGAAGCGTTTCTGCCCACCGCTGAGCGGCCTCCTGCGCTTTCTGTCCACTCTGCTGCGCCTTGCCGCCGAGCACGTCGTAGAGGTCGCTCACCTTGTCCACGCCCTGCCCGAGCGACCGGATGGCCGCGAGTGCCTGTTCGTTCGCGGCGCGGGTCGCGTTCGACATTTCGCTGACGGCAAGCTCGACCTGCTGCGCCTCTTCCATCCACGCCGTGAACTCAAACACGCTCTCGTCCGGGCCCATCGACACGCGCTCAATGTCCTCCCGGGCCCCCTGCATCTGCTTCTTCACCGTGTCGCGGAACGCCCGGACCGACTGCTGAGCAGAGGACAGGTCAATATCGACGCCCGGAACGGTATTCGCAATCGTCTCCGACCACGAGAGGATCACGTCCACCATATTCGCCAGCGACCGAATCAGGAATCGACGGGCCGCTTGCACGGACTTTTGAAGCGTTCGCCACGCCCCCGCGAAGTCCCCGGTCAGTAGCTCCACGGCAATCTCAACGCCACGGGCCAACTGATTCACGGCGAACCCGAAGATGTTGACAATCTGATCCAACACCGGGACGGCCAACTCTTCGAGAAGCTCAAAGGCCGTCGCCAGCCGAGTCCCGATCAACGAGATCAGCCCACCGTCCCCACGAAGGGCGGTGCCGAGGGCGTCCACGAGCGTCTCCCCGGCATCGAGCATGGCATCGAACGCCTGCTTCGTCGCTTGCCACGCAAGCTGCGCCCCGTTTTGAATGGAGGTCCAGATCTCCTGCCCCGGCCCCCGAAAGAAGGCCTGTACCTCCCGCCAGTTTTGCATGATGAGCCCCCCGGCGACGGCAATCCCCGCGAGGTAGGGCGCTGCCGTAAGCGCCGCGCTCCCAAACGTCGCTAGGCCCCCGGCCACGGCGGGGAGGATTGCTACGATGCTGCCGAGGGTGAAGAGGACCGGGCCGAGCGCCGCGAGAAGCGCCCCGGACGCGACGATGATGTTCTGCGTCTGCGACGACAGGTTCGACCACATATCGTTCAGCGACGACAGGAGGCCAATCGTCCTTTGAAGGACGCTTTGTAGCTGCCCCCGGAACGTACGAAAGACCTGATCGAGGAGTCGCTGCGCCTCACGGAGCGCCTGATTAAAGTTCTGACGGATTGTACGGTCCGCTGCCGCAAACGCATCGGCGGTCGAGCCCCCGACCTCCTCGTTCATGCTTTGGAAGATTTGTTCGGCCTGTTCCGCGTTTTTCCCGATGAGGCCGAGGACGCCCCGGAGGGCGCGAGAGTTGCTGAATACGTCGGTGATCTTCGTGTCCGTTTCCGCGAACCGCTCGTTCAGCATTTGCAGCGTCGGGAGCAGCCCCTCGTCGCTGATCATCTGCTCCACCTGCCCGAGCGAGAGGCCCATACTTTCTAGCCCCTCTACCGTCTTTGGCGTCCCCTTCTGAATCTGCAAGAGGGCAGCGTTGAGGGCGGTGACGGCGCGACGGCTGTTCGCACCGATCCGGGTAAGGGCCGCCACCGTGCCGCCGACCTCGCTAAACTCTACGCCCATCTGTGACGCGAGCGGCAGCACGCGCCCGATAGAGTTTGCCAACTCGTCGGTTTGCACCTTCCCCTCCCGCACCGTCGCCACGAGCGTATCCGTCGCCTCTGCCGCTGAGAGCGTGTCGATGCCGTAGGCGTTGACGGCGCTCGTTACCGCGTCCGCGACCTCACGTGTCTCACCGAGCCCTGCCGCCGCTGCACGCGCCGAGGCGTCGAGCACGCTTATCGCTTCGGCCCCGCGAAACCCTGCGGACTCGACGTTGAAGAGGGCTTGCGAAAGCTCTTGAGGGCCGATCCCAGTCGCGGTGGAGATGTCGAAGAGGTCGTCCCGCATCCCTTGAAGGGCTTGCCGGGATTCCCCAACGAGCCCTTCGATCTTCGCAAACTCCGAATCAATGGCGCTCCCCGTTCGGGCCGCCTCCGCTGCCGCCGCCGCAATCGGGAGCGTGACCGCCTGTGTCATGGTGCGGCCCACGCTCTTCATCGCCTGCGCCGCCCCCTGCATCTTCGACTTGATCTCGTTCCCGACGCCATCCATCTCGTCGGTAGAGACGCCCAACGACACGAAAATCTCAGCGACCTCGTTGCCCTCAGATGCTCCGTTAGCCATCGTCATCTAGGGTCGTTGGGAAAATATCGCTGAGGGCGTCCCGTTCGGCCTTCATGTCCTCTTCCGTGATGCGGTCCTCGTCGGTCTGGTAGAGGTCCCCGGTGTTGATCTTGTTCCAGTTTTCGGCCCAAATCGCTCCCCGGACCCCGTTCAGCATCCACGCCGCGTGCCGCTCGTCCCGTCGCCCGATATACGTGTTCTTCGAGTCGAGGGCAGCGACCGCCTCGTAGAATTGAGACTCCCAAAACGTGTCCGGGGCCCACCCGAGGGTGCCGCAACAGTCCCCGAGAAGCCCGAGCGTGTTGACTACCGGGGGGACCGCTGCGCGTCCGCGCTCGATGGGCGTGAGCCCTTTCCCGACTCTGCGGCGTCCTCTGCGTCCTCGCGCCGCTCAAGCATCTCCTCGTAGGTGGGAAGGGTGCCCGTCTGAAAGACTTCGAGCGCCCGCATCGTGTTGATCAGCACCTCTTCGGCGTTGTCCGCGTGGATCATATCTCCGACCTCTTCGACGCTAATCGTGTCGCCCTGCTGTCGGACATGCCATTGCATCGCCGCCCATACCATGATCATGTTGATTTCGAGGTCGCTTTTCTGCACGTCCTGCACGACCTCTTCCTGAAAGGCTTCGGCGTCTACATCGTCGGCCTCGCCCATCTCGTCGGCAAGCGATTGGGCGCGTTGCTCGTCTACGCCCATGCGCTTATACATTTCGGAGACGGTCCCGAACGTAAAGTACAGGTAGAACGTCTCGCTCACCTCCTTCGGCTCGTTACCTTCTAGGGTCAGGTATGTAAACTCCTGCTTAACGAGGTGCTCCGTGGGGCGAGTGGTCGTCTGGTCACTCATGGTCGTGTGTGGTGGTGGTCAGAGTTAAACGGAAGTGCGGACGATGGGGCCCGTGCCCTGAACGGACACGTCCACGGTGGCGAGCGAGTCGTAGTCTGCCGTCGTGGTTACGTCCGTAATCAGGCCGTCGCCCTCGTCCTGGGAACCACCGGGGTAACGGACTTTCACCTGGATAATGTTCTCCTCCCGCTTTGCGGTGCGGAGAAGGTCCTGAGACGACTCGAAATCTCCCGTCTGCTTGTCCATGAGCAGGACGTGCGTGAGCGACACGGACCACTCGTGAGCGCCGGGGCTGAACTTTTTCCATTGGCCGCTCTGCGTGGTTGTGACCTCACGGGTGTCCATGGACTCGGACAGTTCGAGGTCGCGCCGTGCGGCCACGAGCGTAGGGGTGGCTGGGTCCCCGACTGGAACGTAGAGGCCAACTGAGGAGCCGCGAGTTTCGGTAAAGGGCATGGTGCTGAGGAGAGGCTGAGGAAGAAGCTAGCGGGAGGGCCGTGTGGCGCTACGGCGTAACGTATTCGAGCTTCTCGCGGCCCGTGAGGGTCATACTCGCGGTAGCTAGGTCGCCGTTGTTTGCCCCCGTCGTGAAGTCCGTGATGAACGCCTCCCCCTCGTCACGGGGAGGACTGTCGTTGCGGGTCGGGTAGACGAAGCGGACCTCGACGATCTCGCCGTGCCGGTGGATGCGCTGCAACGCACGCTGCGAAGCCTCGAACGCCCCGGTGTCCTGATCAATGATCATCACGTTTTCGAGCGATAGCTCCCACTCGTGACGGTCGTAGATGAACGTACGATTCCCGTGGGGCGAGGGCACGTAGAGGAGCCCGTCGTCGGCCCCGGAGGGGTCCCCGTTGACGGTCACGGTTACGGTCCCGTCGTTGTTGTCAGTCACGTCGGATGCGTCCCAGGTGTAGTCTCCCGTGCCCCCGGACGCCTTCACGATCTCGCCCCGCTTCGCGAGTTCTAGCTCGCTGGCGAGGAGTTGCGAGACGGTGATCTCACTTGTCGTCGCAGACTCGATAGGGCCTCCAACGCGAAGGTTGTCGGCGTGCGTCGAGTCGAGTGTATCGGCGGTGTCGCTGAGTTCGACGTTGCGGCGACCCGCGAGGAGGGTCTGGGAGCCGTTGAGGTTGCCGTAGACTCCCACGGACGCACCTTGCACTTCTGTGTTGGGCATAGCAGCTATTCGGTCGGTTCGGAGTCAGAGGGAATGGCGGCGATGGCTTCCTCGCGCCCCTGCACGGTATCGACGACAATCTCGCCGCCCTCGTCGATGATGCTGTACCAGCCGCCGCCGTGCTCGCAGAGGAGGTACTCGCTCTCGGCTACGGACTGAACCTCCTCGTTGCGCGGGGTCGGCGCTTCGCAGAGGTTGAGGCTCGTAAAGTACTCGGCATCTTTGGGGGCCTCTCCGGTGTCGGGAACGGTCAGTACGTCACCGGGCTCGTGCTTGTCGCCGTCGTAGTCGAATGTGGCTTTCGCGATCAGCAGCGTCATGGCGTGGGGCGTTGGATGCGAAGGGCAATTTCTGCGATGCCGTGGTACGTGACGTTCGGGCCGGGGTCGCTGATGATCCGTGGGTTGAGGACCCGCTTTCGTGTCGCGGTATGGCCCCCGTCAAGCGGCCACGGGGTTGTCGTGACGTGCTCAACGGCAAGCCGCTGCACCTCGCGGACCTCCTTCTTGCCCGTGTACCCGGACCACGTATCAAGCTGCACGGTGACGGTCTGTGCTCCTCCGTAGCCTTCGGAGGTCTGAATCTGTGCGGGGACCGCATCGCTCGGCCCGGACGTGAGGTAGGGCAGTTGAGCGGTGTCCGGTACGTCCTCGTAGTGCCGCAGCGCACGACCGTCGTAGCTGATCGCCTCATCCAGCACCTTGTGGAGGGCCGGGAGCGCGACCGCTTGGAGGTCGGTCTGTTCGCTGCGACGGGGGCTGATCACTTGTATTGGGACGCTTGCGCGGCGTGTCTGGTAACGGTCTGCGAGATTGCCTTTACGAAGTCCTGCGCGTGCTTCTTGAGGGCGGGGCGAAGGTAGGGCTGTGCGTCCATGATGGAAGTCCCGAACTCCTGATACGCCGCATACGTCGTTTTCTGCGTGCCGACGAAGGCTTTAAGGAAGCTGTCCTTCGCGTCTTTCAGGATGATCTCAATGGTGGAGCGCAAATTCCCGGTGTCTACCGGGACCTCCTCCTTCGCGGTCTTAAACACCTCTTCGGCGTACTCTTCGACCACCTCATCCAGCTTCTCGTCTAGGTCGTCACGCCATCGCTCGTAGTTGCGAATCGCGGCCTTCCACTCCGTTCGCAACTCGGACGTGTCCACGGTGAACTCAATGCCTCCGCTATTGACCGCCATCGGGGTGTACCTCTGTGGCGATTACGAGAAAGAACGCACCGTTCGTGCCGGGGCGAATCGCATCTACCGTCAGCGTGTGCTCGTGACCGCCCTCGCTGAAGAGGATGCGTTGACCCTCATTGATCGGGGCGTCCGTGTTGAAAAAGAAGCCCCACTCCGGTTCGTCGCGGCGCTGGTTCGCTCGCTCAACGATGTTCGCGGCCCCCGCCGTTCGTCGCCAGCCGTAGCAGTCTACGCCCTCCTCTTCGACCTCCCACGTAAAGCCGCCCTCCCCATCGGGGACTCGGCCAACGAGGTCGCACTCGTGAATCAGGTTTCGCTCAATGCCACGAGCAACGGCGCTGCTCTTGTAGGAAGAGGTCAACATCAGTACCCGGTTCGGGTGCTAATCGAGACTGACCGAATATCGCTCTCGCCCCCGTCCTCTTCGACCCCGCTCTTGTAGTCCCAAAACTCGTCCTCCCATCGGTCCCGCCGCCGCCGATAGCTCGCAATCTGAGCATCGCTAAACGACGCGGAGTGATCGGGGAAGTCCTGATCCTTCGGCTCGCTGGTCAGCCGCTCAAACACATGGTCCCACGCTTGCCAGTAGACGTAGGCGCGGACGGCGTTCGTCCGTAGCGCCTCGTCCTCGATCTCGCTCGTCTCGTCTTTGCCCCGCTCAATCCATGTGTTCAGGTAGTCCCGAAGGTCAATGTCGGGGAACCGCTCCTCGGGAAGATTCCCCTTCGGCTTCAAAAAGTCATCGAAGT